ACGCAGCACTTTTTTGTCAATGTGTCGCCGGGAAGGGAGGCCCGGAGTGAATTGCAGGTTCGAATCCTGCCCCGTCCACTCTCATAATCAGCAGTTTTGGTAAACACGGCGGTTGTAGTCTTACATGCTGCCTTTAATTTCGTAAACAGTTAAAATAAATTATATGGAGAATGAGTACTACTACAGGCAAGAACTTGTAAACAAAATGGAAAAATTCATAGAAGAGCAAGCTGAAAATCATCCTTTCGGATGGCTCACACCGGGCCTTTCAAAAAGGATGGCAGACGCTGCCTTTCTTGTATTAGAGCAGAACAAAGAATCTTCCGAATACGTAGAGGAGCAAAACCAATAAACCCACCCACCATGCAACAAATAACAGGTAATGAACCGGCAATGCCGATAGTCGTAGAAAAGGCTTGGATGATTAATAAGGATAAGCTTATGGAGCCTTGGTTCTATAATGATGAAGTTTTCCACGGAGCAACCATTGGTAAGGCTAAGTTAAAAGCTATCAAAGCAATGGATGGGATGGTTCATAAATATACAGGCAAGGAATTTAATTTTCTTACTATTCCATTGGTCAGGGCTAAATATGCTGATAAGTTAAATGTAGGTGGCGAAGTAAAGTATCAGCACCAGATTGATTACAACAATAAAAAGCAAGAGCAAAAAAAGCAATTAACCGAGCTCCTTGCAAACAATCCAAATTCATTTGCTTACATTAAGAAAGGTGGGTATTACTACAGACCAAATAACTGTGGTTACACAGAGTATATTTCAATGGCAGGTATTTATAAATTGGAAGATGCGATCAAGTCGGTTTTACATTGCTCTGACAATATGCAGGCTATAATCATAAACACAGATGAGCACAACCAAATGATCAACGAGCGTATTGCGGATTTACAAACACGACTAATACCGACGCCCTGATTGCAGCACTCAATAAAACAACTACTTAAACAATCGCGGTAATGAATATAGTAAAAACAAAAGAAGGCTCTTTTATCGTGAAGTTACACCTCAACTCCTTATTAGCTAAAGAAATATTTGATACCCCACCTCATTATAAAGGCTATTACATTGAGGTAATCCAAGTAGTTGAATTTAGCGAACGGGAGTTATTTGTTGAATTTTTGAATAAAAAAAAGAAATAATGACCACCGCCGAAACGCACTACATCTACCAGATCCTGGAGCCTACCGCAAAAACGGTTAGCGAACACCCGGCGGGCAGCATACGCAAGCAGCCTGAAGTCTTGGAGCCGGTGGAGGCACTCACTGAAGCTGAGCACGATAAAAGGCAGGATGAATATTTAAAAAAGCACGGGGTATGCTAATCAACAACGCCGAAATTAAAGGCGGCGGCTTCTTTGCGCAGTGTGTTTTAAACCGGGATAGCGACCACGAGGCGGCCGTAACTATTGTGGAGCAGTACCTGGATAACCCGCGTGCAGTGCTTCAGATATTTGGGCACGTAAATGTGATCCGGTGCCACGTGTATTATTTGAACTGGAAATATAACCTTACCTCACCAACCGGGCAATAGTGCCCCGCTGAGGTGGTTCTACCACGCCGCGGGATGCCTTTATGCGGTCGAGTTCATCATCAATGATGGCGCGTTTAACCATCCTGCGGGCGCGGATCTTTACAATGTCTTCCTTGAATATAGTGCCGCTGTCAACTTTGGGCACATAGCTACTGTCGCTTATCTGTGAGGTAGAAAGCATGATTATAAAGAAACCTCCTATAATTCTTAACAGTATCATGGTATTGATTTTAAGATTGTTATAACCGTATCGGCGCGTTTATCGCTTACCATTTCCCAGTTACGCCACTCCCTGTATGTGGCTATTCGCTCGCTGTCGGCTCGTTCCCGGGCAGTAACCAGGTTGGCGCGTTCGCTCATCCAATCGGCCTTGTCTTCCCTATGCTTCTGTATCAAATCCCGTACCTGCATATCCTTATCCGTGTTGGCAACCCGGTACAGGTAGACGATTGTGCTGGACATGATCATAATACTGCTGATCATGCAGGCTATAATGAAGCGCACAACCGGCGGCTTTATGTCTTTCCAGGATTCTAATATCTGCTTGTACATCAATCATGGGTTAGGGGTTCGGTACGTTTGTCGTTTATAATTAAGGCTTCAAAGGCCAATAGCACGCTTGAAAAAACAAACCAGCGGATACGGCTAAGCTCAAAAGTTATATAGGGGTCGCAATCCCATGCCAAAGTAACTGCGGAGGAAAGGCCCATGTCAGCAAAAAAGAGCAAGGCGTACCTTGCCACCCTTATATGCCAAAAGTATAAGGCTGCTGCTGTAAATAACGTGAGGTTTTTTACATCTCCTAAAAAGTAATTAAAAAATTCCCACCGAAGCATCCCATATGATCCAAAGTCCCCCGGAACGGTTGAAGGCCCGATAAACATAAGGCATAGCATTATAGCTCCTGAAATAAATACTAGCCACGTTGCGGCCTTATGTCTAACGGTCATCTTCATAAATTATGGGTGTGGGGTTTTAGGTCGCGGGCCCGGATCAAAACGGCCCGGAGAGCTCAGCGCATCATTTAATTTGTCGGCCTGGTCGACAGCTTCCTGCTCATCCTCAGTATACCACATATCCGCGTAAACGGTTGTGGTTTCAAGGGGATCAAATGTCTTTACAGCTGTGGTCGGCGTAGTGCTCACCGAGCTGTCAATAACGGAAAATTCGTTTGGCATAATTGTTTTGTTTTTAGTGGTTTACGAAATATTTAGTAGACTTCCTGCTGCTGAACTATGCTTACGGAAGCTGTACCTGTTGTTGCTGTTCTTATGCGTACAAGTGCATTAGCAGGAACTGTGCCTGATAATACGCCTGTCTGCCCGTTGGTGATGGCAATGGTTACCGTAATGCCTACAGCGCTTGAATTACCCACCTGTGATGCTGCTACCCATGTACTACCGGCGTTTATGGAATACTCCAGATATACGGTAGCGGTAGAACTCCCCACGAGCAGCGGATTTGTAACGGAACACGTTACAGAATATGTCAGCGTAGCCTGCTTTGTTGCTGATACGGTATAGTTGGAATTTACCGTACGGGAGGGCGTGTATATGCTTGCTTGGTAAGCCGATATTGTAAAGTTTGGGTAGGTTCCGGTTACAGTGATGCCAGCGCCTGCGGTAAGGGTCACTGTTTGGTCGGGGGAATAGGTAGCAAGCGACCCATCCCCCCGCAAGTATTGCGCCGTAGTACCGGCAGGCTGGCTGAATTTTCCGTTAATAGCGGCCCGGTATGCTGATAGCATTGCAGCGGTATCGCTGTAGGCTACAGATGCAGCACCATTGGCTGGGGTATAGCCCAACGCGGTATTTACCTGTGCCCCAGTGAGCGCTGCCGGTGTAAGTACCCCGTTTGCGTCCGTCTGCATGATCCCTGCCGGCATGCCGTGGAAAGTAAACCGTCCTCCCTGGCTAATGGTTAACCGGTCGGTCTGCGTTGTTGCGCCATCAGCTGTAGTGCCAAATACAATGCGTGAGGGCTTGCTGGTATTGCTATATGTTCCGCTGTCGCGCCTGAAAACCATAGATACTGTGGCCGCCGTACTGAAACCATTTGTGCCGTAGCCATCACCGGTAAAAGCGCCCAGCACATCACCTACCATCGGCGCCGAAGGTGCTGCAGAGGTACCGCGCCCACGCCTGAGCCCGATAACGGATCCTTGCGTACCGCCGTTGTAATAATTATCGAATGTTACCCGGCCGTTCTGATCCTGCTGGCTGAGCAGGTGTAAGATAGTGCCCGTAGCTGGAGCCGGGAATGTTGAACCGGTATCGTTGCGGTTCATAATCGTTACGCTGGTACTTGACGGATTGGCATATATCCCGTTCACGAATAACCGGGACTGCCCTTGCGCGGCGCTGTCACCCGCATGCGGGAACATCATAGCCAGTATAAAAATACCAATGTAGTTGCGGCTTCGGCCGGTAGCGAGGTCAATTAGAAGTTGTACCATTCTTAAGTTGCTTTTTTAATTCATCAATTTGTTGCTGTTGTTCCTGTATAGCCTTTACTAATACCGGTATTATTTCCTGGTAGTTGATGCCCATGTAACCGTCCTTATAAGTAGTAACAACGGCAGGCAAAACTTGTTTTACATCTTGGGCAATAAATCCGTATTGCACCCCCCGGCTGAAGTTCTTCTGCGGGAATGCTGCATGGTTGTAATAGTACGTTGATGGCTTCAGCCGCATGATGGCAGCCAGGCCGTTATTAACCGGCTGTATGTTCATCTTATACCGCTTGTCGCTGGTAGTGATGTAGTTGTTCGCTGATACCGAGCCTGATGCCTTAATATTGCCCGATACATCGAGTATCTCGGTAGGGGAAGTGTTATTGATACCTACCCGGCCATTGGATAGGTCGAAAGCCATCATGTTAAAAGTAAGCGCTGAACCCACGTCATTCACGCCCTCAATCGTGGCCACACCCTGATAGCTCCTGAACTGGAACTGTTTAATATTGCTCCCGGCGGTAAGATCCGCCAACGCAAACAGCGCTCCGTTACCCTGCGCGTACAGCCGGGCGTAATTGGTATTGTTTTTTATATTGAACAGGCCGCCGGTAATCCCCGTTTGCCCAACGAACGTGCTGGGCGTTCCGGTGCCCACTCCCAATTGCTTTTGAGTATTATCCCAAAAGAAGTTGCTGTTATCCTGCGCAATGGTTGTTCCATTGCTGAATAGCACGGAGCCGGCGGTAAGGGAAGGTAGCGTAAACTTGCCGTTCAGCTGCGTTTGTATTGAGCTTGTAACGCCATTCACATACCCTATCTCTGTAGATGTTGTTGTAGCCGCCACGGGCAACCCGTTTAAGTTGCTCACCAAAGCCCGGCTACCTGTAATTGCCGGCAGGCCGCCGACCTGGTTACTGCTTCCATAATAATAGGCAAGCTGGTTAATGGTTCCGTAATCTACGGTACCGGATCCACCCCCCGATCCAAAGTTATTCCAGCTTACTGTAAATTCCCGGCCGGAAGTATCGCGCACCGTGGGTTTGTAATACGAAGTATCAACACTTGTTGCCCGCGCGGCCGTCAGCATCGGGAACAGGTTCGGAGCATCGTTTAATATTTTGTTGGCAATTTTTATGTTTCCGGATAAGTTCGGGTGCGTTGGATCCCCCGAAGCATAATCGCCGCCATTCAGTAGCGTATTAACATGTACGATTGTATCAATACCACCGTAGGCCGTATCAATCCACCGGTTTAATGCATCCAACTGTGCCCATCCACCCGAACCAAGAAACGAGCCCCGGTAAGTATTATCAACGTGTGTTATTTTGTTTCCTTTGGCCCGCAGGCGTGCTATAATCGTAGCGTAGTTGGCTTTTATCTGTGCATCACTTATACCGCTGTACGGATCATTGCCAAATAAGCCTGAAACGATAACATTCTTGTTGTAAAAATTGAAATTGTCTTTAACCTGTAAATAATCAGCAGTAACAGCAGCAGCGCGGCTCATATTGTTAATGCTTCCGGGGGTATATGCACGCAGCTGATTGACATAAGAACTATCGTAAACTCCCGCTCTATACCCTGCAGCAATGCTATTACCCAACACGACATAATCAAAGTCCGGCTTTTCTATGGAATAGCTTATGAGCCTTACGTTACCTTTAGCAAAGTAAATTGTCGGGTAACCAATAAGAGAAACATATTCGTTTAAAGTGCTGTTACCGGCCTTTCTTTTTGCCATCACAGATGCACCGGTAGTCATGTTCCTGAAATAGACGGTTACGCTATCTGCCTGCTGGATGCTTTGTAGTTCTATGAAATCTCCATAACTTACCGTTAATCCGGTGGTTGTAACCGTTTGACCATTGCAGGTGTTTATAAGGCTACCCGATCCGCCCACGGTTGCATCAATATAGTTTGTCTGGTTAACATTCGGGCTAATCGTTTCATTTGATTTAACGCCAATGCCTATTTTTAAAGCAGTGGAGCTGTCGCCCACCTGGAAAACCAGCCGTTGTGAAAACTCCTGTGATATCAGGTGCCCGTAATTCCACGCAACTAACCTGCTATTATCAATGCTCCCCGTGTAAGTACCATTGAGCCAAAGCCCCTGATTAAAATAATTTGTTACGCTGCCCCCTGTATATTGTGCGACTAAAGTGCTGTCCGTAAAAGATGTAGATGCGAACGGTATTGTATATGTGTTGTAGTTATTGGTGGAGATAATACTCGATCCGCCACCACCCGCCGCTACCCACGAACGGCCATTAAACGAATAAATAACCCCGTTTTTCCAGGCTATAGAACCGCTGTCTCTTACCGCCAGCCGCAAAGTATCGCGCGGAATGCCGAGCGCACCGCAGAAGCCACCGTTTTTAAAGAAGTTGCCGTAAGCATTGCTGCTTAGCAGCGTTTTGGTGCTGTCGTAACACTGCGCTGAAGCACCAAAGGAAAGCACCATAAAAAATAGAGTGACAAAAACCGCTTTTTTCATTTGTTTAATATTTTAAGTTTACTAACGATAATAAGTAAACGAAAATAATGCTTTTTAACTTCTTATCAAATATACAACTCCTGCGTTCTTAACTGTATTTTCTCCACCGGTATTTACGGTAGATGTTTTCCCGATTGTGGGCTCCTGCGACCTTCCCGAGAGCTGGTACTTATAATCCCCGTTACTGTCATTCTGCACATGGATGCTGTTGCCGGCCGTCAATGCAGCATACGCGCCTGATGCGTTAACCGTGGTGAAGTGAAAATGCGGTAGCGCCGCCTGATCCTGAAACCCGCCGGGGTAATTCACAGGGCGCGTAGCATCGGCTGTGCCGTAGGTGCTGAAATTATTTAACCCCTTCAGACTGATGCCCTGCAAATTGGGTGTGCGGAACTGCTTCAGCGTACCGTGGCGCACAAACTGCCCTACGGCATTAGCCGGGTGCACGTACGCCGTGTTATTCACGTTGTTATCTACGATCACGTAGGAAGCCGGCAGCATATTCATGATGTACCACCACAATGCAGGGTATTGATCACCATCGAGCGCAACCTGGCCCACCTGCCCGTCAGCAATTAGGGTGTTGGGCCGGGCATTAAACAGGTCGGTAACCACTTCCCCCACCTGCCCCACGGCATCGCTTATGCCTATCACTTCATAGTTCCCGTTGGACTTCTCCAGCCACACGTATTGCCCCTTGCCCACCCAAATTTCTGTCATTTCGCTGTCGGAACCGTTGATGCCAGCCCAAAAAATCTTATCCGTGCCTTGTGTAATTATGCGCGCCTGCGGCTGCATGCCGTCACCATCGGTAAAATAAAACTGGGTACCATCGGGCACCGTGGCCAGGGTCTGAAGCGTCACCGGCAGCGAGGCCGCTATTCCTGCCAGCCGGATCCGGTTATTGTAATAGGTAGCATCAAGTGTGGTAGCCGTGGTAATGGTCTGCACATCAGCAAATATGGCCGTCTGTATCGTTACCGGCAGTTCACCTTTGTAGGTTATATCCACCGTTATCTTCTCCCCGCTGCTGAAAATATGCCCGTTCAGCATGTTTATGCTTGCAGTCAGCCCCACCGGATCGTCTATTTTTTCATATTCCGTCAGCGGCTCAAGGAACCGGAAGGCCTCGATAAACAGGCCAGATACATTTTTCAGGTATAAATATGGGTCTGTAATAGAAAAGTCCCCGTCATCCGGATCGGTAGCGAGCGGACCGTCAACAGTATAAAACCTCTTTTCGCTGATTATCTGCGAAGCGGCAGCATCAATCGTATAGGTGCTTATCAGCGTGCCCAAAGAAACGCCATCGGGCGACAGGCGCACGTCCATAAAGTACGGCACCGGGTCACCAATGAAGCTTGTAACAATGGACGAGGGAGCAGGACCAAAAGACTGCCGGGCAAACTCAGCCGCCGGGTTGGTAGTTTTACGAAGCACTACAAGCACGTAGTCCGTGGCTCCTACAACTCCAATGGCTATATTTATGGGTACTGACATATTTACTCTATTGAAAGTATTTGAGTTGTGTTATTGCTGCCATCCCCATCCACATCACCAAATAAACGGCGCTCAATATTATACGAGGTAACAAGCGCCACATTAGGATTTCCCGGCCCAGCAGACGGCCTGCTTGCCCTGTTCAGGCCCTCACGGACCGTTATATTGATGCCCCGCAGCGGGTAAAATTCCTCATCCTTGATATCGAATGTGCCGCTGTCGCTAACATAGGCGAACGGTTTGCCGTCAATGGAAACATTATCGCAGGAAAATATCCAGTTCACCTTATCAATGAGCCAATCGGGTATGCCGTATGAAAATCCTAAACCCAAATCGAATTCCCGGAACGGGTCAGCCTTCAATACCGTTGGGTTCATGCGCTGATCCTCATAAACGAATCGTTTACCGCCAGGCTTTATCTTACCTAAACAGCCATCAATGCGAATACCGGGTTTATAGCCAGTTTCAAATATTATATCCCCGTGGTACGTGCTGTTGAAATAATCAAACCAAAGAGTATCGGGCCATGAGGCCGCCACCTGGATAGGCTCGCCCTTCATATACTTTGGGTTCGCAGGGTCACCCATGCGCAGCATAGGCGTGTAGCAGCCTTCCGGCAGGGTATTAGATATCGACATGGTTCCCTCGTAAATATAAAATCCCGGGTGGTACCTGTCAGCAACAATATTTTGCAGCACCACGGTATTCCATTCGCTGCCATCCTGATCAACCAGGTAAAAATTTATCGGGTCAAAATTGCTGAACACCTGCAGTTTTATGCTATCGTCATACTGAAATTTCTGTTTGTACCTGTCCTGCTGGATCCACCACTTCTGCGCCAGCTGATCGGCATACAGGTAATCGTCAAATTGCCGGGTATTGTACTGCGTGTTACTGTATGGCGTATTATCTACGAACTTTACCGGGTTTAAAAATGATATGTATATTTCGTTAGCCATAATTTATTTAGCCGTAGTATGTATTTAACCGTTCCATGTCGCTACCTATGCCTACCAGCACCCGCTGCACCTGTGTTGCCCGCGTGCTTGGCTCGCTGAGCAGCTTTACCGGTAAACCGGTATAAACCTCTCCTTCGATCGTAAATTCCATTACCCTAAGCGGATCGGCTGCCAGTTCATCGGGAATAAATACATCTTTGGGCGTTTCGAAGTCAAGATAATGCATTTGAAAATAAGGTGTATCAAGTTCGCCAATTAAAACGTTGGATTTTTCAGCTATCCCCCCGCATGCCATGTCGGCGTTTTTGGGTGCGCTCTGAAAAACAATATACGAAGTGTCCATTTTATCGCAGCAGGAGCGAATGAATGAGCCGTTATTGAGCAGGCACCGCTTAACGCTTAACCGTAAATTAAATACCGTATCTGGTTCAATAAGGCCGGTAGCGGTAGGGTTTAGTGACCGGTCGAGCTTGTAGTACCCCGGTATGGATTGTATTGGTGGCTGCAGCACCGTTTCAACATCGAGAACATATACCTCATTATCCTGGTTGCTATTCGTTGTGGTTTTATCAAGGAACTCAGCGCGTACCAATTCTGATGAGTAGCAATCGGCTATTACATCGGTAGTGATATCAAGCACTTTCGGAGCCCGCAGCGCATCAGGTATGGAAAATTCGAAGGTATTACAAAAGGCCTGTTTGCCATTCACGCCTTCAACCTGCGTGTCCGGATAACCTATTTTTATGGAATTAAATATTTTGTCTGCAGGCACGGTTACTACAGGGCTGCTAACCTCTCCGAGCTGTGTGCGTACGCCATAATCCACCATATCGGGCTGCCGCTGCATTGTTATTAATCCAGCCACGTTGGCTCCTATACCAGCCCGCTGAAAGGTTAGCCAGAAACTAAAAAACTTTCTTAAGGACAGTTTAACCTTCGTACCGTCAACGCCCCTTATGCCATCGCCCGAAGTGAAAATAATATTGCTCCAGGTTGTTAGCAGCCCGGAAACATCGGTTTTATATTTACCGTCAGTTATGCGCCGTATAAGTTCCGAGAAAAGGTAGCCCGGGCGAAATCCTTTAACATACGTAGTTGATCGGCGCGTTATGCTGAGTATGGAAAACTTACTGTTTTCCGTAAATTCAACAGCCGGGTTGCCTGAGGTGGCCGCAAATATAGCTTCACTATACAGCCTGTCGCCGGGATTGAGCGTTATGGTAATATTGAAATCGGAGCCCTGCGTACCGCCTACGCTGAAATTACTTTGAAATACCTGGTAATCGTTCTGCGTGGGTATAGTGCTGCTGCTCGTTAAAAAGCGGCGGCGAAGACCACCCGGCGGCGAGGTCTGCCTTATGCCAAGTATTTCGGTACGGCCTACAAGGTTAATATCTACCGGGAAATCATTGAAGTTCTGCAGCAGGCAGTTGGTTTGGCTTATTTTATCCGGAAAAGACAGCGAGGAAACATTTTGCAGGGATTGTGTTTGAAAGTCAAGGCCAACGTTATCCCCTTCTTTGTTCAGGTATGCCGTTGGGGTAAAACCCTGGTTGCCCACGGCTGCCCCGCTAAATTCTACACCGTCAAGGTCTTGGTAGTTAAGTTTCTCATGCAGGCGTATGCCGTCCATTTCCACGTAAACGATATTGCCAGCGGCCAGGGCTGCGGCATCGTCAAGATCAAATTCGTAAGTGGTATTGTCATTTGCCTTTATATATTTAGCAAAACCCCCTTCGAGCAGGTTGGCGGTCACCTGGAACCCGGCATGGCTATAAGTGCTGAGATCAATATCAGCCCGGAATATCTCTTTGTACCAAAACCCGAAATCAGTGCCATTGTAATCCAGCCGCCTCTCCATTATAACCATCTGCACATCGGCATTTACACCCCCGCCGTTGCGTATTGCCTTCAGTATGCCCGCGCCATCCCTTACAAATTTAAAAGGTATTGTTATGGACCGGTCAATGCCAAAATACAGGTCGTTTCGAACATTTTCAATGCTCAGCTCCCGCCATCCATCCGGGGAAAATTCCAGCGGCACCGGCTGAGTGTTAAGGACCAGCGACCCGTTTACAAGCTTGTAAAACTTGTAGTTTTTATCCTGTAAAAAGTATAAATATTGGTGCTGCCCAAATATCATTTACCAGTTAGTTTGTTCGTGAACGTATGATGTATGCATTGCGCCCGACCTCCACATAGCTATAGCGCCCGCGTGCGTACCCGACAAAGATAACCCCCTTTGGTTACGTATGGCGCGCTCTATTGCATCAAGTTTTTTACCGCTCTCATCTACCGGCTGCCCCATCTTTGCACCACGTACCGGGTTGCCCTTAAATGCAGCCCTGATAACCGTATTTACCCACGCATCAGCATCAGGCATTACGCGGTCACCTTTCTTGAATGTTTCCACCTGGTTCATGCCTTGTGGTAATTCTACAGATCCATCAGCCCGCAGGATAGCCTCACGTTTGCCGCCATCGTTGATCAGGGCTTTACCTTCATAGTCATGGTAAAGGCCATCCTTAAAGCGCGGCAAGGGCGTTGATATGGCAATAGCCAGCTGTGCAGCACCAAGCGCCGCCTGCAGTATTTTTAACGGCAGCTTGGTTTCTTTGGCCACGGCTACGGCGGTACCCAGTATAATCTGAAATATTGCCTGCGCTTTTTCAATGGCGGCGCGGCGCTGGTCAAGTTGCCTCTGCCTGCGTTCGAGCGCTTCCTTTTGCGCCTGTGCCCGGGAATTAATAAGTATGGCATTGGCCGCCCGGTCCTGATCAGATTGCACCCGGCGGTCGTTTGCTGCAAGTTCCGCATCACGTACTTTTTCAATGCCCTCTATCTGGGCCTCAATTCTGTTTTTCTCGCGAATGCTTGCTGCATCATTGGCGGCGGAGATTACAGCGAAGGCCTGATTAACAGTTTCGCCTATTTTATTCAGGTCGTTTAATAATACCTTTTGCTTATAGTCCTGTTCAGCTATATAATTTTCAGTATCGAGCTTATATAGAGCGGCAAGCTGGTTATTTAATTCTATTTGGGCTGCTAATTTCTGGTCTTTTGTTGTTTTATCTGAACTTAATATCTCCTTATTGGCGCCGATATTGATCATGAGTATATCACTTGCCGCTCGGTATTCTATTTTTCTATTTTCCTCGGCTCTTTTCTCCGCATCCTTAATACCTCGGTTACCGCTTTGCTGACCCGCTGAGCTTAATCCAACCTCGCTACCGAGCAGTGAAGCCTGTGTTTTAAGGTTTCCCACAACAATATTTGCAATGTCTTTCTGAGCCTTTATTTGCAGGTTCTTTAATTTTGCATTGTAAGCTACCTGCAGGGCTATAAGCTCCTCGTCAGTCAGTACCTTAGTAGCAACCTGGAAATCGTAATCCTTTTGCAGTAAGTCTTTATTCTCCTGGACATAAGCCTCTACAGCACGAAGGCGGGTAGCAAGGCCATTAGCCTCGCTACCGGCAATTTCTTCCACTTGGCTGATCACCAGGCTTAGCTCCGTATCAAAGGCATCCTTCTCCGCCGTTAACCTGCGTTTCCTGAACTCCTCCTGGGTATTAAATATATCTACCTGTAGCTTCTTATCTATTTCGCTCTTCTCTTTATTGGCTTTATTGATGGCTGTTCTCGCTTCAGCTGTCAATGTTCCATCCGAATTAACGTTACCCGGATCGCCCTTCACCTGCCTTATTTGCTGGTCAATTATTTTCTTTCTTTGCACAGCACTGCTTCTTAGTGCTGCCACTCTGGATGCCTCAAAGTTACGCTCATCAGCAAGTATGCGATCATTGTTATTTATAACAGCTTGCGCTTTGTCTTTAGCGAATTCCGTTTCAACTAAAAGGCGCTGCTGCGCGTTGTACCTATCAATTTCCACTCTCTTTAATTCGATATCCCGGATACCCTCAAAGTTATCACGCACAATCTTTTTTTGAGTTTCCGCAGTCGATTTCGCAAGCTCTAAGCGGCGCTCTGCCCTTTCAATATCCTTGTCGTATTCTTTTCTTCCTGATTCGCTTGTTTCAGCTGCCTGCCTTTTTATAAGGCTGTTCAATTGGAGTTGCTGGTTTAAAACTTCAACCTGCGCCTGTTTTAAAGTTTCAAACCCACCGCTATCAAAGAACCTTTTATTTGCAGCCAACGCCCGCGCATCAACTATTTTCTTTTCTATAGCCAGGATATCCCCACGGCTTTTGCCCAATGCATTAGCGATCTGCAGCTCTTTCTCCATGCGGTCCACTCCAGTAATATCTTCGAACACGAGCGCATTCAAGTCTTTATTAATATTCAATAGACGCAACTGTGCTGCTACCAACCTGTCTGCAGCAGCTGCGGCTTTTTCGGCACCATTAGAAAAGCCAAAAAGACCGCTTATAGCCTCAGTAATTTGTTTGCTGAAAATAGTAAACAGGGCTATTACCGCACCTATAATTACGTTGAAGGAAAATATACTTTTTACAATCCGGGAGCCGAGCCCCTCTGTAGCTTGCCCCTCGGCTTTCAGCGCTTTAATTTCTTGGCGGGCTTTTTTTACCTCATCGAAAACCATCGGCAGGTTGTTCGATATAGCAAGAAAAAATGTTTGAGTATTAATGGCTAAAGATGGCAATTCCCTGGCAACCTGCGTAAAAGAGAAGCCTAAGCCATCAAATGCGGACTTGTAATTTCCTACATTACGCTGATAATTTTTAAGGTTGCCATCCAGTTTGTCCAATACCCCACGAATCGATAACGCTTGCTCTAACGCTTCTTTAGTTGCGTCTGCCTCGAAACCTATGGATAATGCAAGGCTTTTATACCTTGCCTCGGCATCTTTTAGTGATTTATTAAGCAAATAGTAATCATCGGTAAGCTGAGAAACTAAATTTGCTTCAGCAGCAGTAGCGGAAGCTGAAGCAGCTTTTTCCTTTGCTAATGCTTTTTCAAAGGCAGTTGCTTCGCGTTTGGCCTGGTTGGCCGCCTTCTGTTCGTTCGCTTCCTTTTTCGTTTCTATAGCCAGTTGCTTCTGCGCGTTGGTAAGTTCCTGGGTTTTCAGCCTCAGCTGCGCCAATTCCAACTGCGCTAATTTTGCGGCAGCCGCAGTTTCCTTTAAGCCAGCACCAGGCCCACCTATCTTTACATCTTTCAGTTTTTTATATTGATCGGCAACCTGTTTTAGATTAGCAATAACAAACTCTGTATCGGTGGCAAACGCCGCCCGGTCAACGTATTTATCTATGAGTTCCTTTTGTGCCATTATTTTCGCTTGTTGAGTTTATCCATTGCTTCGTTGTGGGCGTTGAGTTTCTTAATCCTTTCGCAAAATACGTAAACTGTAATACTATCCCGCACCTCAAACCCTGCGTGATCAGAAAGACTTATAAGTATGCTTTCGAAATATCCCCGCTTTATAGGGCCGCCTTCTACGGCCTCTTTGCTTTGGATGGCATCATAGGCCTGCATCTTTAATTCGAGGCCTATTTTAAGCCCTGCGGACCTTGCACGGCACCTTTTTATATCGGCTGAGAACTGCTCAGCGTCATCCGGCGGGAACCGGAACGAAGTCCGTAACGCCTTGTTTATGCTGCCAACGATATCGCGGCAGGGTTCGGACCACAGGACAGCTTCACCTGCGCCTGTAACGCCTTCAATAGTTTCTATAAGGTGCATCAGCGCCTCATAGTTTATGCGTAGTGTTTCAGTTTCCTGGAACAGCCGTAATTTCAAAGTAAATTCATTATCGCCAATGGCTTCGGAGTATTCAGCCATTATAGATACCCAAGCGGCCTGCAGATCGTCTGCAGACGGGTTACCCTGGATAGTCAGGGCGTGAAGGTTTTGATTGTAACTGCACTCCGCAAATTTATTTAGCGGCAGCTCATGGATGCTGTGATACCACTTCGGCAACTGCGTATCCAGCGGCGGTAACGGCAGCGAGTGCGCCGAATTTCCAGCCTGTGGCATCTTTGTAGGTCGCTGTGGTAGTCTTATTTTCAATCGCGTACTGTTTTGCTGCCGTTCTATTGGCTGTTTGTTTTTCCTGCAAGTATGCAGCCTTTTGCTTACACGTAGGGCAATTCGCTTTCATCTATCCAAACTTTAAACCCGTGGCGGCGGTTATCTTCTGCCTGATGGCGGGGCCTAAGTTCTGATCCAAATAACCATCCTTAAACGGACCGCCAAGCCCGAAAATATTGCCGTACTTAACCTGCAGCTGCTCTTCTTTATCATCACTGCTGCCCACCTCAACAGTGTTACCGTTTACTGTCACCCTTATACCCTGGTAAAACGCGCCTGTATTTCTTAGATCAGGGTTGCCGTATCCGGGTAGTGGGTTGCGGCTGTTTTTCTTCCTCGCATATACATCACTCCTGTACCGGTTGAGCCTTTTGCCATCCCGGTCGAAACCGTTAAACAGCTGATCCCGGTTTGCCTCTGCCAGATCCTGCTCAGTGGCCTGCATGGCCTGCGTGATTACAACATCTGTATCGAGCGTTTCAAACTTATTTAGCAGGCCGAGTATCGTCATTTGCTTTCGGTTTAGCTTGCGCTGGTGGATTCATTGCCCCAAACGCTTCTGTCAACTGCTCAACACTCAGGCCGGTATGCTTTTCGTGTTCGAGAAATTCACTTAGCTTTTTGCCTTTCCAATGTACGTCATTAAACCATACTTTGTTATCGTAGAACATAAAAAATAAAAATATGGGTGAGCCTACGGAGCCCACCCCGGTTAAAACTTATTTTGTCAGTATGATAATACCAATTTCATACCCTGGTATATCACCTGCATCCAGCTGGGTAGCCGTTGGCGGCACAAGCTTAATTTTTGCACCTGAAGCAAGAGCGGTAAACGCTGTGCTGTCAAAAGTAACAGTAAGCGCCTTCAGCGTATTGTCAACCGCAATGCTCGTAATGGTGATCGGTGTGCTGAACGTTGCGCCGGTATATGCCGACCACTGCGCAGACAATGCCGCGAGCGCTGCGCCGTACTCATCGAAGATGTTCAGATCGCCGGACAGCTTCGGCAGCTGGATAACCGGGCGCACCTTATACACGTTCGTTGTGTGAGCAACGGGCTCCACGAGGGTAACATCTACGAGGCCTGCAACATCGCCGCTGGAAAGGTCCGGCAAAGAGGCGAACGTGCCGCGCTTTTCGAAATCGTCAGCAGACAGGTAACTTACTGTCACCGTCATTTGCCCGGTTTCAACATTCTGCCCGTCCTTAAAGCCGTTGCCGCCAATGGTGATCAACGCGCGCTCACCTTTGAAATTGTTGTTATTCACCGTATTGGCCGCGCCGGTTGCACGGTAGCCCCACAGTAAACTGCCATCATCGAAGGTGAAGACCGGAACGGTCTTGTTATCGAACGCCAGTAACTTCTGAAACTGGTACTGCCCGATATCCTGCAGCGTGTAGGTGAAAGATGGGCGGCCTTTACGCAGGCGCACTACGGGGCCCTGGGCCAGTGATCCGGTTGTATCGGCTTCTGTATTAACCGCAATCTGGTTGATTACCGGGAAGGCAAACAGTTTGTTGCTGTCACCTGTAGGCAGTAGCGTTTTCGCTATAAGGGCATCCTGCAGGGTATCGCTATCGGCGTACTGTGATGAGGTAAACTCCCCGCCACCGATAATTATCGATACCGGCACACCCCGGCGCTGGTCGCAATCGATACCGCCTGTGTTACCGCCTATAACAGAACATAAATCTGTAGACATAGTATAAAAGTATTAAGAATTAAAAATGTTGTTAACAATTGGACTTGTTTTTTATGGTCAAGACCAAACCACTGATGTGCTTACAATCAAAGATATCGTTAATGAAATCCTCCTGTTGCTCCTTGCCCCAATAATACCTATCGGTTACCCGGTGCGAAATGCCATCGAGCGTGTTCTCATTAAGGTATTTGCTGAGGCGCACCTGGTTCATTAAGGCGTAATAGATGGGATCGATAACCGGTTTGTAGTTATTCTCCATTCTCTGCGGAGCCTTCCATTCTTGTTGGCTGCCGTTGATAATGAATAATTCCAAACCATTAGCCACCCCATAGGCAAGGGAATCGGACCGGGTGATGGTAAACGGCTGTACAAGCCATAGCATCGGGTATTTTCCGGCCGCAAATGATCCACCCGCCCTGCTGTCCTGTATCAAATCCTCCTTAATTTCTGAAAGATACCCGTACTTGTAATTAAGTACAGGTATCGACAGTTGAGCTTTTACCAGCTGCGAAATTTCGGCGAAGATATCGGTCAGGTAATATGGTGGATTGTTAATCACAGTCCCAGGGTGTTTATTGGTTTGAATGGGTTGCCTACCGGGGCGCTATACCCGTAGGCAGCGCTGTTGGCATACAGGTACGCATTGCATGAACGCGCTATAGTCATAGCCTCATTCCATGCCCGAGCCTGCTTGTCGAGGGAAGATACCGCCAGTCCTTTTTCGGAAACCTTCTCACCGCTGCCGGTGGTCATGGTAACCTGGTCACGAATGTACCAATAGTACACGTAATCAAGGATGCCGGTAACAATACCCCCGTAAGACTGCGAATTACCGTACAGATCAGTATATGGCGATCCGCTTCGAAGCAGCAGCCACTTTGATTCTATAGGGTTAGCAGCAAGCCCCGCTACAAACGCTTCGGAAATCGTGAATCCCAGCACTTTGCGCAGGTATTCAGGCTCGTATTTGTTGATAAAAGCCTGAACCTGCGCGGCGACATTCGCCTGCTCGGTCTGCGCAATAGCAACCTGCCCAATGAACTGTGAAGGAGCAACGATTGACATTACTTATCTTTTTCTGCTTTAGGTTCAGCAGCTGTTGCCTTGCCGGTTTCGATGAGCTTCTCCGCCAGCGCCGGGTGTACTTCCATTGGTGCGCCCTTCTTATGGGTGGCCTTGAGCTTGTCGGTAGCATACACCGTGGTAACCTCGAAAGGCTTAACCTCTCCGCGTGCTGCAGCTGCATCATCTCCGGCTTTCATTATTTTCGGATCTTTTTTGTCCGAGTTAAAATCCTGTGGCATAAAATATAAATTTTACTGTGTTGAAAATTATGGTTTCAGAAGCGCGGCTTTCACGGTGGCGAAAGATGCTTTTACAAATGAACCAATGTTGTTTGTCGCAATCCAATCCAGGAAATACGTTTCCACAATGATACGCAGACGGTTGGTGTCGAAATCACTTGATACCGCAGTAACGTTACCGCTGGTAATAGTGTAATCGATACCGTAGCCAATACGCACGGTGATTGGTTCTTCTTCGATCTTAAACAGGCCGGCTTCACCCAAAGTGAAGGAACCAATTGTTTGATAGGTTGAAGTCACTACGCGGAAGCCCATCATGCGTGTTTCGCCATCCGGGCCAACCATTGGGATCATGGTGTAGTACCTGCCTTCGTTATCTTTCAACAGCGCCAGCCTCCACTTGTCCTGCGGGTGCAGGATAAGCACATCGGGAGCGAAGTTTAAGGTTTCGATCTGCGCAGCTACAGCGCCAATGGCATCGTAATCGTTAGGCGCTACAACAGTATCATCCAGGGTGGTACCAGTGTAACCAGCAGCCTGAGCGTTCAGGTCGGTAACCAGCAAAGCGGCGTAATCACGCAGCAGCTTGTCATTGATCAGGCGCTTGATGATCGTGTAGGCTTCTTTGCGGAACTTAACAAATTCTTCAGTTACCACATACTTACCGGCAATCTTCTTGGCAGTGGCAAAGTTGCGCACGAGCGAAGTTGAAACCAGCGGCTTCAGGGCTCCTTCAGCAACAATCGCAAACGATCCCTGCTCAGATCCTTCTTCCAGCCATGTTTTGTATTGGGTAACCTCATCTACCACAGTACGGTCTGCAATGTCGTAAATGAACTGATCACCCCGGCGCTTAGGCACGAAATCAGCCATGCTCATGCTCTCGATCAGAGCTGCAGGGATGCTGTTCGTGGTTTCATCGATGGTGTTGGCCAGCGTCATGTTTGCAGCTGCGCGAACGTTCAGGTTTACGATATCCTGCTTCATAAGGCCACTGCCTTTACTGCGCATGGCCAGTTCTACGCGGTCCCACGCAGATTGCGTTTCGCCTTCAGGTACGGTGCGCATAGCGTCAAGGATAACGTTTGTTTTCTGCTCAGCAATAGTGCCGGCACGTTGGTTGATTTTTTCTACTTCTCCAGCCAGTTTTTTGAGGCTTTCGGAGGTGCCTGCAGCGTCAAAGGCTCGCAATGCTTCCAGGTTCAGGCCTTCCATCTGTGCTGAAAAAAGTGCTTTCACAGCGTCAGCGTTCTGGTAACCTCTTGTGTTTATCTCATCCGAGGCCGCTGCCTTCATTTTGGCAATAAGCGCGTCGTGAGCTTGTTGTTCTTCCGGTGTCATGTTACTTTAAATTTTGAGTTAAATAATTAAAATTCAGCCCGGTCGCATCCGGCTTCTGCCCATTGAGTGTGTTGTTGCGGTGCTCACCCGGCTCAATGTTTAAAAGTGTCTTATGACGGGAAAATATATGTCTTGCCTCCAGCTGCTTAGAGCGCGGAAGGCTTTGAATGAAATCTTCTGTATCATCATGGAGCAATTCAATACTTTCTTTGCTACGCATGGCATAGGTTTCGCTGTCAGCTCCTATAGTTACAATACTACCCTCAAACAGATCAATTTCGAGCAGTACCAGGGAATCGTCTTTATCATCGTATTCGATCTTATCCCATACATAGTCAAAACCCACAGAGAACTGGTTTAACGTTCCGCTACGTATCTGCTTTATTGCACGGTCCGCACTTGGTACATCATCCAAGGGCGCCGTTTCAAAATATAGTCCGTAATCATCCTCAACCAGCTTTGCAAATAAGGCAAGCGGGTCGTCCATCCGGTGCTGCCACAGGAAGGTTATCTTATACTTTGCCTGGCTTTCTGGTCCACGCTCCCTTATTGATTTGGCACAGGCACCTTTAATCACCTTTTCGCCGAACATATTTTTTTTACCCCATACAATAAGATATCCCGCCAGAATACGTTTATCCAGCATATCCGCGGCATTTGTTTGTAACTCCCCGCGCTCATTAACCGATACGGTTCCGTAGGATATGGGAGCGGCGCGTTGCTTAACTTCCGCTATCTTCTGTTGTAGTATCTGCTTTGACATTGCTTACTGTTTTAAAATTTACTATTGTCTTTACCTGCGCTATCTCATCTGGTGTCAGGTCAAGTATTTTTGTTTCATATAACCTGCCCACCCCTGGCTCTCCTTCCACGGCTTTGATCCAATCGTTTAATGTCCACACGGAGTTTAACCACCGCTGCATGTAAACCTCTCCATTGGTGCGGTCCACGGTAGCCTTATCCTTACGGTTATCCTGCAGCACACCGATATGAGAAAAGTCGGCTTTAATATACCTGCGCGAATCGCCAAACTTGAACCCGTTGGTAAACAGGTCGGCATATTTCTGCGCATGGGGCATAATTGTGCCGGTGTAAAATTCTTTTTTGTCAGCATCCACATTGTTGAATGTGCTGCTGTCTTTTGATGGCACCATGCTGCGCGGCATCCCAAGCACTGAGTATATTGCCACAGCGTCCGATAGCGTTTCATCAAAAGGTAGCATTTCGGCTATACTCATGGTGGTGCGCTCGAATGTGATAGGTATGGATGTAAGACCTACTGTCAGTCGGTTACCCGTCACGCCGTAATCTTTATTTACCTCCTCAGCTGCCTGCTTTGTTTCAGTCGGGGTAAGGGCTATATTGCCGCTTGCGTCGGTTTTCTTCGATACCCACACGCCCATAGCACCACGCTTCAGGTAGATAGATCCACGTGCATCGTAAACGGCAATCAGGTTTTTTATGGCCTTGTCTGCCCCAGCGAGTAAAGATTTTGTTTTATTGAGATCGATCTGCTTATTGCAGATATCAAGGTGCACGAGCGGAATAACCTTGTCTACCGGGAATATGCGGCCCGGCATTGAATACTTTGTAACGTAATCGGATAGTTCCGTTGCACTGTAGGGGTCTAATCCCGGCTTCATGTGAGCGTTAACTGCCTTGCCGCCTGGTAGGTTATACCAGGAAAGAGCGCTGCGGTAGTCGCTGCCAAGTGTGTCGGGCCGGTTGATGTAGAACAGGTTGCGGCCGGTGAGTATTTCGATAACTACAGCTGAGTATACCAGGTCCCGCATTGTTTCCAATGGGTTAGGCTGCGTGAATAGCCTGTTAAAATCCTTGTCTGTGTAGATAGCCTCATCATCCATGAAGCGGCACATCTTCCAGTTTGCATCACTTACGGCTTTGGCGTATGTATGCACCGCGCTGGTTACTTCAGGGAGGCAATAAAAAAGGGAAGCGTAATCGAAAGAGTTCCAATGTTGGAAGAAGTTGTTGAGTTTTGCTACGGCGGCGGGCTCATCCTCGGAATACTCGTAGTACGGGCCTTCGCGGTCTACGAAAACCTTCTCCGGGATATTGTAGTTGCGCTCGCTAAGCATAGGCCCACCTATTGATGGGCCTACAATTCCAGTAATGAAGTTATTGAAAAATCCGCTCAATATTTGTTGAATGACCACTATTTATGTGGTAAATTCGCTACAATGATAAATTAAGTAGGCGGAATCTGCAAATTTTATTTTTCGCGGCGGCTGGCAGCCCACGTCCTCGATGCAGCTTCGATAAGCTTAATGATCAGCCAGGCGGTTAATATTGCGGCCGTGGTGGTTAGGTATAGTGTCATGGTGTTGTGTTTTAACTCATATCATCCCCGAAGCCGTCCCACGCGGGGGAGGATGCGCATAGTTTTAAATACATTGTATTTTATTATTACGGTTTCATAATTACAAATGAAATCATTACCATGAAGGCCTGACTGCAACGATACAAAAAATACCCTGTAAAAGGCCCGCTTTTCTTTTGTACGCTTCCATTCATTTTTAACAATTATTTCCATTGCCATTGGGTCATTAACAACCTCCTTCGGCGCTTTAAAAAACAGCGCATGCAGCCCGGTAGTGTTGATAGGCTTGCGGTCCTTAGGCTGCTTGTAAATCTGCTTCATATCTTCCCGTTTATAATTTCATTGACTTCCATTACCGCTACTTCCTGGCGTATGGATATATCGCTTTCGCTATTCATCCAATTTGATACAAAGTCTGCATCCGAAACAGTTGCATTAATGGCGCCGCAGTGCTTACCGGTGTAGTAAATTATCTTATTTGACCTCATCACTTCGTATATGCAGCGCAGCTTCCAATGTATTTTTAAACCACGGACAAACAAGTACATGTAGCAGCATGCCATCAGTGCGCACACTAACTTATACCAATCGGGATTATCAACGATGCAGTTTGAAAGACAAGCAACAATAAAGACTATGTAAAGTAAACGGATCATGGCTGATATTTTAGTTCCTCGCCGGTCAGGGCGAAGTAGAGGTTCTGGAGTTGGTGGAGGGAGGTTATAGGCTTAACATCACCTATGATATGATCACAAAATACATATCCATCTTTTACTTTTGCCAATACAAAATCTTCATTTGACTTTAAGGAATAAACATCTTGACCGTAAACCTCTTTTACGAGAGCTTCGCTGCAAGGTTGTAGCTCCCAACCGCACTTCTTCAGCACTTCCGGGGTTATGGGGATGGGCATATACCCGTTATCAGGGTAAATTTGTGCATACCTGATAGTGTGGTAGTTTACTTGGGAGTGACTACCGTTTGGCAATATAATCCAGTTCCCCACCCTTAATTCGTTTGCCTGTATCATGGCTTAAAATGTTATTGCCCCAGGCGGCACCCGTCAGCCGGTAAGAGCTTAACGAAACCACGAGGGGCAAATATTTAAAACGCATCTTACCATGCGATTACTAACCAGTTGCTAATGTACGGCGCACAATTGAAACCACCAAATTTATCCTACCGGCCATAGGTGGCCCATCTCGCGCTGATAATGAGCGGCTATCATTTCGGCGTTATCCGGGGCATCATCATGTTTATTTTTGGCTCCCGGCTCCTGTATGCGCAGGTATGAGGTTATATTTCGGATAAACTTGGCGTACTGCGGGAACTGCTCGTAATCTTTTCGGAAATATAAGTGGTTGCGTATAAAGGAGGCCCGTGTTGTGATACGGGCGTGTTTGCCTGTACGCGGTCGCAGCAGCCGAACCTCTCCCTCATGGCCTTTACGTACGAGCTCCTCGCGTATCCGGGTAACTACATCAGCCCATCCCATCACACCCTCTACGCCGGCGTACATGATGCGCCCTGAAATAATCATATCGATAACGGCGGCCTCATTGTGATCCGTACCCAGTGTATTGTAAAGGATATTGTGGACATAAATCCGATCACCTACAAGCCGGGTGTCCATTGCGCTGAAATCATCACCACCATCACCGGATGGATCTGCAGCCAGGTACTTGTAATCAGGATCCGTAAGATCGATATCTGCCGGGTCGTACCAGTTTAAATCATCTATCGGGAACAACAGGCCGGCTTTCGGCTTAGGGTTCTGCATGTATTGCCGCTGAAATACGATGTCGTTGGCTTTTTCCAGGGCGTGGGCTTCTTCTACCGTCATTTTAAACGGCCACAGGGCGGTGCCGTCTTCGTTTATTACAGGAAGGCTTATCACTTCCCACTCATCACTTTCCGCTTCCCGCTGCAGGTATCCGGCAAGATCATTGGGGTGCGTCCGCTGCATGATCAGCACAATGGGTGTATTCCGGCTGTTAGCACGGTTGCGGATGGTGGAATCAAACCGGCTGTTTACCCGGTCACGTATGGTTTCGCTATCAGCGTCCTCAGGCTTCACAGGGTCATCGATAATAATGGCTCCACCAAACAGCTCCCCGTCAGCAGGTCCGAAATCCTCATCGGGATCATCTACCTTGCCCGCGCCAAATCCCGTAACACTACCGCCGGCTGCCCTGGCCAATACACCACCGCCTTCAGTTGTGTACCATTTATTTTTTGCTTTGGAGTCTTTTTTTATCTGCACATACCGAAATAGCTGTATGTACTCATCTGAAGTAACAAGGTCTTTAACGGCCTCGGAATTATCGAGCGCCAAATCATCAGAATAGCTGAGGTGAATAAATTTCGCCGCCGGGTTGAGCGCTAACCCCCAGCCAATAAACGCCTTTACCGCCATTTCAGTCTTTCCGAAACGCGGGGCCACCTGAATGATCAGGCGTTTACATTTGCCGGTAGCAACGCGCTGTAGCGCTTCAGCTATCACCTCGTGGTGCCTGCCAATAATAAATTTTCGTTTGTATTGCGCTTTGAAAAAATACCGGGTGAAAAACATAAAGTCCTGCTTGCACATGACATGCGCCACCTTTAGTATTTTTACTTCTTCTGCCGTCATAGTCCAGCTGCAAGATTAGCGGCTATTTTAGCAGCCTCCTCTTTTGTAGGCGTGATATCATTACCCGCAACATCGGTTTGGGCGGTTTTGGTAGGGGCATTATAGCCGTATAGCTCGGTCAGCTGCTTTAATGCCTGTAGCTTCGATTCGCGCTTTACCTTTTTGGTTTCGCCTATCTGCTCCTTGCCATCCATAGTAGCTCCCCACAGCTGGTCAACCTCAACGGAGGCCACGGCCGCCGCTGCATCATCCGGCCATTCGTGTACCGGCTTCAAAATACTATTCTCATCGAATAATGCCCGTACGTCACCAAAGCCAATTTTAGCCAATTCCTCGGCAATCCGCTCTTTTGTGGCCACCACCTTCTCCTGAAGCTGATCGTGCAACGAAGCCAGCAATGCTTGAATATTAGGGTAAGTTAGAAGAAGGGAAGCTGTAGAAGTTGCCGAACGGGGGGAATATCCAGCCTCGATCGCTGCCTGTGTTCCGTTGCCTTTATTGTTGAAATAGGCGTATGCAAAGAGCTTTTGCTGCTCGTTAGTTCCGCCCGTGTTTTTACCTGTGCCGCCTTTTGCCATACTTCGAATTTACACCCCCTTTCCCGGTTTTCCAAAAATAGTTGCTATGATGGCCTGGCCCTCGGGTAAGGTGCGGTAAATGTGACGGGTTGCACCTTCAGCGGCCATTATTTCGCCCCACTCTTTTTGCCCGTACACCTTTTTCCCATTTACAATACGGTCCACGGTAAGTTGGCCGTTGCCAAACTTTGTTTCAATGATGTGAAACTTCCCCTGATAGTAGGCGTGCAGGTCCCAAACGCCGCTGAGCAGTCCAGTTGCTTTCAGTAAGGCTGCCTGCACCGGGTTACGCTCTGCCCCATTAGGTACTGCCCACATCTTTCGGCGGTGTTCCGGGTAAGCATTCCAGTACCATTGGTACAGTTGCGCCTGTAATTGGTCTTCGTTTTTGGGTCCGGTAACCAAATCTAAGGTTCCGGTAACTTTTTTATTTTCCATAACTGATTGATAATGTGTAAGGTAACCCGGTAACCAAAAAAAGGCCCTATTTAATACTACTGCGGGGTAAAAAATAATTTACGATCGATGTAATTTTTTATTTTTATTACTCTCTATTATTTAATATTTCTACATTATATAATAAGAAAATAGTGGTTACCAAGGTTACTTAATTGATTAATAGGGTTTTATAGTGGTTACCAAAAGGTTACCGGTAACCGCAAAAAGGTTACCGGGTAGCAGTGAATAGCTTCCCTTTGGTATTAACAGGGGTCTTTTTCTGGTAATTATTCTCGAATTTAGCTCCGTGGTGATCACAGTATGCCGCAATAGCATCGTATATTTTCTTAGCCCCGGGCTGATACGATTTTGGTACATTGTTTTCATCATAATAGGTGAATAGTTGCTTTTTAAAGTCTTCGTTGCTTACCCATCCCGATTCCATCCAATCGCTGTAATTCTCAGTAATGAACTCGGTTATATTCGATCCGTAGGTCTGCTCAAACTGCTTTTGCCACCCGCCGCTGGTAAGTATAGGGGAGCTTAATTTTCGTTCTGCTTTTAGCCACGCCTGAGCTGCCAGGGCCATAAAAGTATCGTAGCCACCCCAATCTTCGGCGGTCCAGTCGTTGGGGAAGTGGCAGCCCTTATAGTATGCATCAACGCCACCGGAACGTGTGAAGAAGTCGGTAAATTCTATTGGCTTAATGCGGCGCTTAAGTCCGCCGTCTTTTATTTCGTAGCTGAAATTAGTGGATATTAAAAACTTGCACATCTGGTCCGGGGTGATGATGTACTCGTTTATAAAAAGCTTTTTCATAACGCTGCTGCCGGTACTGAGCTCTTTTAAAAATGAGAAATCAAAAGATTTTGGCACATCGCTTACGCAAAATATTTTTTGAAAGTTCCATGACTGCATAAAGCGCTCATCGTATTTTACCTGGCTACCCGGCTTGTTTAGTATGCTGGTTATCCGGCTTAGCAGGCTGCTGAAGATGTTTTTTCCGCTACCACCCCCGTCTTTTGGATTCGGGCATTGCTCACTGAGCACTACAATATAGCCGGCAGTTTCGTCTTTAAATTCATGCACAAGGTATCCAACGGTCTGCAACAGGTATTCGCTGAGGCCGATAGCTTTTTCTATGAAGTCCACAAATTTACCAGCATCGCACTGAATATAATCCCGGGAATGTATGGCTGAAGACCAAACGAGGCGGTTAGGCGGGTATTCCTGAAGTTCATAGCCTGTAGCCGTTGTAAGTAGCATGCCATTGTTGTAAAATTTATAGCATTCTGTTCGGGTATCTTCAATAATATTTCCGGTCTGCAGCAGTTGCAACCGGCTTATGGTGAACTTACCATGCCGCTCTATAAAGGCCTCATAAGAATTGCAGATACGTATGTATTCGTCGCCGTCCTCCTCACGGATGTAATCTTTCATTGCATCAAAGAAATCGCGCGGGGTGCGGTTGTAGATAAGGTTGGCAAGTATTTGCACGGGTTCATCGTTGTGCACCTTATACCCCAACCCATCGGCCACGGTATAAAGCCGTTCCCGGTCAATTTGAATGGTACCTTTCTCTGGATCTTCAAACCAAAATATACCGTGTGGGTGATCAGTAGCCATCTTTTGACTTATAGCAACATGCAAGGCGGCGGCGTGCGGGCTGGCATTTGGCGGCAGGTTACGGCCGGCAGCTGCTGTTTTTTTGGCTATGCGCTCTTCAACCTGCTGTTTTATCCGGCCGTAACCCCGCTGTACGAGGTAAGCATATGTTTTTTTACGGTCGCCCCCGTGAGCAAGCGTGCTGAGTAGGATGGCAGGCGTATAACCGTGGCTTTCTTCCAGTTCAGTACTGGAGGTAAAGCAATAGAAAAATCGCTTTTCGGTATTGAACGACATAGATATGCCGGTTGTTTTACCTGGCCGCGTGTACCAACGGAATCTACCGCGCTCTTTACACAGTTCCCATCCGAGCTCGCTGGCCAGGGTATCGGGATTGCAGGTGGCGTTAAAGTGTTCAAAGGGATTTTCATCATAGTACTGGTTATCATGCTGGGTGGGCTTGTACTCTTTCTTTATCGTTACAATCCGGCTGAAAGACTTGCAAAGACTTATAAGACTTGCCCGGTCTGCCTGGCTAATGGTTGGTATTGGACGGTCAAAATGTACGCTGTAGCCCATAGCAGGCGGTGCCACAACGTAACCGCCCTCACCACGGGTTTCGATGAAGTTATAAGTCTTGTTCTTTGGGCGCAGGGCAAGTTCCGCATCGTCAGCAGGACGTCCGGCAAGTTTATTATTACCCTCTACACCTTCGGCGCAGCGGTATAGTATATGATACCCGCCTGATGGCGTTTTGTGAATACGCAAGATTGCCCACAGTTCCGGGTAAAGCTCCGAAATAGCGGTAAACAGATCCGCATCTACTCCGGGCAGGTACTTCACATCAATATCAATAATCTCAAGGTTACCCGATACCTTGCCGCCAATAAGCCCCACGGCGTTCGTATTGTTTTCCTCCATCTCAAACCATAGCTGTTGCTCGGTTATATGTTCCCGCTGGTACTTTTTCCACCCGGTACCGTAGGGTGTTTTGGCCTCGCGTTTTTCGTCGGGCTTGTCGCGTACCGGGATAACGCTTACCCCATTCTCTAAATAATACTTAACCTGCTGCCATACGGCTTGTAGTGTGCTCATAAGTTAGTTTATGTTTAACGTAGTGTTATGTCAGTAAATTCTATTTTTTCGGCCCCGGCCTTTGGTGTGGCGTGCCATAGCCAACCGGAATTATATCCCATTGCTGCGCCATATTGCTCCAGGTATTCAGGATTAACTTGTTGCGTTATTGCTTTTGCCACCCTGGCAGCAAACGGCTTTTTATTTTTCAACCGGGCGTACATGGCGAGCTCGTGCGGCTGCAGGCTCGATATTTTCCGGCCTATTAAGGTACGGTAAGCGGCGGTAAGTTCAATTAATTTTGTCTGTTCCTGATCCTCTCTGGTAGGTTCGAGTGGTTGCCAATTATACCCACAGTTACGACAAACCGTAACGCTTACCGGGTTTATATAGTCACACTCCGGGCAATTCTTAACAGGGGCTACACCGTCTTTTTTCTTTGGCGCCGTGTTCCACAACTTCCCCCAATCAACAGCTGCATCCCACAGTCCATGACGGGTGTAATTGCCGCCATAATCAAGAACCGTGAATGTTGACTTACCCGGACTGGTCCGGCTACCGCGGCCAATCATCTGCAGATACAGTGGCCGGCTGGTAGTGGCCCTCTGAAGTATAACCAGGTCTATGGCCGGGAAATCCCATCCTTTTGTAAGGATGCCCACAGATACACATATATTTATTGGGCCATCTATGAACTGTGCCATATCGTAGGATTGTTCTGCGGCATGAACCTTACTATGTACCCTTATGCAGGTTATACCGGCGGCGTGCAACTCATTAAAGGTATCATCGCAATGTTTTATAGAGCTTGTAAATATTACAGCCTTTCTGTAAGGCATGGTTGAAAGGTCTGTAATAAGTCCATCGTAAACTTTACGGCTTTCAAATACCGCCTGCTGGCTTTCCTCTGTAAATTCACCGTTCTTTATTTTTAAATCGTCAAGGTTGGCTGAAACCCGGGCAAAATGTTGGTAGGGGCACAGGAAGCCATCTGTAATTAATTCGTCCGGCTGAGGCCCGATAACAATACCCTGATATAGTAATGGCAGGTGTTTGGCAAATTTAAAATCGGGCGTAGCGGTGAAGCCGATAAGCATGGCACCTGGAATGAACTGTTGCAGTAATTTAGTTGGCGTGCCTATATGCGCTTCATCATTTATGATGAGCAGTTTACCAACTGCTGCTATCTGTTGAAACTGAGCAATCATTTTCGGTCGGCGGGCGAGTGTTTGAGCCATACCTACATAAACATTTCCCGGTTGAATAAACCCATCCTTAACGGATGCTTCTATATTTCCGGTATCAGGTATTTCACCTGTTAATTGACGGTAAATTTTTGATGCCTCGGTGAGTATAAGTACCGTGAAGCCTTTTGAATGAGCCCTATTGGCAAGGTAAATAAAGGTTTTTGTTTTTCCGCTGCCTGTTGCTGCGCACGCAACAATTTGTTTCAAACTACCCAATAATTTTACAATCTGGTCGGCAAATTTTTGCTGATAAGGACGCAGGGTGAACGACATAAATAAAAATAGCCCCCGAAAGCGTAGAGGACTTAACGGGGGCTTAAAAAGCAAAGTGAATAAAATTCATTATTGTGGGCCTCTACCTCCGCATTAATGAATTGCAGTACCAAAGGTAAGCAGTTGTTGTTAAACCGCCAACATCAAAATGGCAGGTCGTCAACTTCGGCCATGTTCCCTGCCTGCGGCGCCGCTTGGCCCGGTTTGTAATCATCAACTGCCAGGTACAGTTTCCCATCACGCGAGGTTAAGCCCTGGACCTTCAGCTGCTTTTCTCCATTGTATTCACTGAGGAGTTCGGGGTTATCTTTGCAGAATTTTACCAATGCGTTCAGGGTGATAGCCATAGAGAACTTTACGAAGTCCGGCGCATTGGGATGTCGAGCGAATACGCGCAATCCTTCAGGTAGTTTTTTTTCGTTTGCCATTTTCATTTAAGACTGGATTACGCACCAGCATGCGTTAGTTGTGCCCGGTAGGGGGCGGTTAAAATAAGTTGATGTAATTAACTATAGGTATGCCTAATTCCTTGGATTTTTCTATCTCCTGTGACATCCCGTAAGATATTTTTTCTCCGGTAAGCCATAGTTCTTTAAAAATGCCAGATTCAAGAATAGCCATGTCGTTTTTAATTCCCCTTTCGCGCTCTGAGGGTATGCTGTCATATAACGCTATAATATCGGCGTAATAAGGCGCCAACGGAACGACATCATGATATTTCAAATTAATGGCACGTATGATCCTCGCTAAATCTTTCAAGTTGTTTTCTACGTCTCCACCTATTGGGTGTGCAATGTATACGATTTTCATGTGTTTATTTTATTTAAATAGTAATTGTTGTGCTGTTTGTTCTTTGAACCGCTTACAGGCGGCGGTATAGTAATCGGCATCCAGTTCGCATCCTACGAAGTCAAGACCAGCCCTATGCGCCGCAATCGCGCTGGATCCGCTGCCTAAGTGGGTATCGAGGATGCGGTCACCGGGTTTGGCGTAATTGTCAAATATCCATTTATAAAGTCTAATCGGCTTTTCTGTTGGATGGATCCGCACTTGTTTATCTTTCATGTCATGCTGTATCATGCCATTCCATGTACTTTTAAACATCCTCAATCCTCGATTAAAGGAAGACCAAGCTAGTTCGCAGTCGCTGAAGTTATTATCACCATTGTCTTTATCCCAAACTATCCAGCCAGAACTTTGGGCTAAATTATTAGTAAAATAATTCCCACCCCAAACGATTTGATTCTTACTTACTCTAAACAACTCACTCCAGTAAGCATCTGAAGGTATATTTAAATCCCAGTCTTTTGATGCATAGTTTTTCTTTTTTGCAGCGGCATTGCCATATTGCTGGCCAGCCATTTTACCAGCTTTATTTGCATGATTTATCCCATACGGCGGATCTACTACGGCCAAATCAAACGCCTTATCCGGCAAGGTGGCCATGTAGGCCATACAGTCGGTGTTTAGCAGCTCTATCATGACGGTATATTTTCATCACCCATAAACTGCTGCACGTGCCTGTCAATGGTCGGCACACCTGTTACGCGGTGCTCACATTCGAGCACCAATATGCAGTATGCCTGGTGAACGTTTTCAGTGAGTACGTGCCGGATGATGTAGTGGTATTCCTCGCGGGTGCCATCTCGGCGTATGATCATATTATCACCGGGCTGGTATGAGCTGTCGCGCTTCATGCAAAGTACCGCTATAGCCTGCAGTGGTGTTTTCTGGTCGATAATTTCAAGGTGTGTTATTTGTTGCATTGTTTTATCAGGTTTAAATTGTGAGTAATAGCTTCGAGATGCCGGTCAATCTCGGCGAGGTATGGAGCAATGCCGTGGTCGGGGAGGCGGTACATGAGAAGGTCTATTTGACTATCCACTCCATCAGTACGCCAATAACCATCCAATGTGTATTTATTTCCACCTGCCTCTATTGGCTGCCTTTTATCTCTTGTATATGAAATATTGTCAAGCTTTACACCTGCCCGGGTGACCGACTGCCATCCACCTTTACTGTACTCATCCCAATTGAACGGTAGGCGTTCCGGCTGCTTTGGTTGCTCCGGCTGTTGAACCACTTCAGGTACCGTATTGGCTGCTATGAAGTCGGCAGCTGGGATGATGGTATATTCCTTGTCGAATTCTCCTCCCTTTTTAAAGGCATCGTCCTTATCACACATCAAAATGTTATAATTGCTTGTTTCTAATCCATATCCCATTACAGTTAAACATTTAGTTTGCTGATCCTCGTTATTGCACTCCACCGCTACCTTCCTCCCCTTCAAGTCCTCCCACTTCAGCGAGGCGGGGTATAGGAGGATGCAGTGTTCGGCCTGGACGGTAATCATGGCATCTATCCAGCATCCTCCCGGATCGGATATATCCACACCCGTAAAGATACCTTCAATAGTATTACCGTTCGGGTGGGTGTATTTTACCTTATCTCCTTTTACAAATTGTTCCATACTGTTTTAGTTGGTGTACCCATGTGGGCAGCGCACTTGCTGCCGCACATAGATTCGGTTAATGATAATTGTTTATTGCAGCCAAAGTGTGAGCATACCACCGGATCACTGCCCCGGAAATATAAATGCGACATGTCAACCTGGGGTATGTGATACTGCTTCACCGGGTAGGGATCGGGATAACGGCGACCTTTAGGCATTATTTAGCTAAAGTTACTTTATATGAAGAAGTAGATGTTTTTGAAGGGGGGTACACTTTGTAGGTGTCTCCAGTTTCTTCATCCGTTACCAACATTCCAGATAGGGGTACTGTTTTTAACATTGCTTTTCTGGCTTCTACTTTTTCAGACAATACAACTGCCTGTTGCTCCATTATTAACAATAACTGATCTTCACAATTTGAAAAATCGTATTTTGTTCCGACTTCAGCCAGTTCAATTTTAGTTCCAGATGGAGTAGAAAATATCTTACCACTTTTAGCGACCTCATCTCGTACCAAAGCGATATATTCAGGCTGAGATTTAATTTCTTTTATAAAGTTCTCCATAGCCGCTACAGCCTCGGCGGCTTGTGTTACATAACCACTTTCCATCAAACCTTTTACAATGTTCTCAGCGGCTATCTTTAATTGTGTTTTTGTGTACCCTGCTGTTATAGTTGGCAGTGCAAATTTTAATTGTTCCATATGTTTGTTTTTTATTTGATTAGTGATAGTTTACCCTGCCCTTCCATCAGCGCCTTATCGAGTGCTGCGCGTTGGTCGGGTGCCCACAGGAATGCATTTATAGCCTTATCGAAGATATCAACCTCCCCTGCTGCCAAACGCTTAACGGTTGCATCCAAGGTGGCCTGACTGGCAACTTTGGGCAGGGATTGTGTTTGTGCTGTGGTAGTCGTGGTCGCCGGCACCTCAACCCCTGATTCGCACCACTGCCTTATTAACTTGCCCGTATTTTCATCAACCGTAAACGCAGGCTTATCCATAAATAACCCGGTACGATCTTTTGAGGCTGTCGCATTATGGCGTTCGTCAATGTTAAAATTAACCGTTAGCTCGTATTCAAAACCTTCCCGGGTAACTTCTTTCAAGCCCGCTTTTTCAACCTTTACTTTACCGTCAACCTTTGTCATTTCGTAATCCTGTTTACGACGAACGGTAGTTATCACGTGGCACTTACTTTGCAAAATAGCGTCGATAAAAGATTGGTGCCTTGGGGTAACCTTAGCCCAATCCTGGTACTTGCCACCCAGTTTATCCATGATCTCCAGGCATCCGCCTTTACCATCCCACTCGTGCGTGATGCTATCTACAATAATAGCATCCATGCCCGCATCTTCGCATGCTTTAATTGCTTCAATGTAGCGTTCCGGAGTGTATGGCGGGTCGAGTTGAATGGTGTTGAAGTCGCCAAGGTGGGCATACAAAGACGCGCTGCCATTTTCTGTATCAATTACGCCTATCTTCGACCAGTCCCCTACAAGACCGTAGGCTAATTTAAGTGCAGACATCGTTTTACCTCCGCCTGCAACGGCAGACATACCAAGCCTTAGCTTAACTTTTTTTCTTGTTGCTTTTTGTAACTGCATAATATTTATTTTGTTGGTTAATAATTTCGGTTATCGTCAGCGGCAACCGGATGAACTCGGTTAGGAAGGTGAGGATTAGCATTCAGAAAGGGTTTTATAAAACGACCTTGATTTTTCGGCTAATTCTTTTCCGGTGTATTTTCGATCGAGCTTTCTTTTTACTTCTGCAGGAAGCCTGGTAGTTATTGTGGCCTTCATTACAGGCGCTTTCTTTTTGTTTGCCATATCAATTGTTTTCACAAACCTATAAAACTATTTTGGAGTAAACAAATGTTTTTTTTTGTAAACTTTTATTTGGACATGTCGATTGTGGTGTTTACCTTCATATCCTAAACAAAAGCCGGCGGGCAATAACCGCGTAACCATTTATTATGAAAAAGGTAATCAATTTCAGCTTAGCGCTACTGCTAACAATGCTGTGCTTCAATGCAAGCGCGGGAACAAACATGACGCCACCCGATAGCGTTGTAAAAAACAAGCCGGGTAAGGCCTATGTTGTTGAAGTGGATGTTTATGTTAGCGGGACTACTTTCCAGACAACCGGATGTTATAAACTAAGCTTCAACAGCAGCACGCTCTCATTCAGTTTATCGAAAAACGCAGGGGGTTGTCATTCCGTAAGGTGGATATATGACCAATCTAATGGTCAATGGACAAGGCTCGGGGATGTTAGTTCGCCGCAAAGCCTTAACGGAGAACTTGAAATGACGGAAGATGCGAAAAGTTACTTTTTAAACAACTACCATTCAATCCTCGGTCCCGACGAAGATCCGAAGTAAGCGATTAGAAAAAGCAGCTCATCACCCCGCATCCAGTAACAAGGAGCGGGGGTTTGAGGTAAAACACTTTAACGATGGAAAATAAAACTGAATGGGTGATATACAAGCCAACGGGTGAAATTAAAGTAATTATTGAGCTGGAAACAGGCCCGGAAGGGGAACACTATCTTTTAAATGATATTGGCTATGTATTGAAGTCCGACTGCATCCCCTGCCCGGAGCCGCTGCCGGAAGGTCCGTATGCGGTTCGGGCATGTATGCACGATGACGATTTTGATGAAAACTTTTGGAATGACTTTTTAACGGGTAAAAATTACGAAGGAGACGGAGATATTGATACTCACTTAATCTTTTTCCCCGATGGTCGAATAGTAGGGTGCGATCAATGGGATGACAAGAAAATTGGGCATCCAGCGTCAGATGATACCCCTGTTATCGCCTTCGACCGCTGGTACTTCTGGGAAATCGGGCCGGGAAAAGAGTATGCGGGGAAGGTGGAAAAGGCTGTTGATCCTGAAGAGCAAACTCCATTTAAAGAAGCCATTGAATACACTGAATTACCAGAAAATGTAAATCGGTGGTCGAATAATAATGATGAATTTGGTGACATAGTGCAGGCGTTCATGGCAGGATATAACAAAGCAGCATCCCAACCCGACTACCGCACCCTGTACCAGCAGGCGCAGAAGGATGGCGATTGGTATAAAGATGCGTACAATAAAATGACGAAAAAGTGTATTAAGACTGAAGCCCTACTGGAAGCAGCGGAAGCGGCGATAGAAAAACTTAGCCTACGCATGCCATCTAATATTCCAATTGACGAGTATTTTAAATATCAACAACTTAAAGCTAAACACAATGGATAGAATAACTGAGCATACTTGCTCTGAAGTAAAAGATTATTGCTGCCCTAACTGCAGTCAACGGCATAATGATGCTGAGGGAGGATATGAAATTGAAAATGTTCAATATCCCCAATATTCTAACGAAGTAAAGGGTTCTAATATGGATGGAAATTATCATAATTGGGATGAAGAACACAGGTGCCAAGATTGTAAAACATTCTTTTGGTTTCGCAACGGATCTTATTAAACTCCATTACCAACAACTTAAAGATAAAAATAATGGATAATCAGTTTACGTGGGAGCGTTTTTTAAACGATATGCCAGCCGGAACAGAGTATTCCGTTGCTCCCAATTGGAGTTCTGATAGCTGGAGAAAAAAAATAAGGAAGAAAATGAGAGAAGGATATTTTAAAAGAATGCCGCGTAATTATGAAGGCAAGAAAAGGTATTACGCTGACTGGTTTATAAGAACGGATAAAAAATACGAAATCATTAAAAAATCACCAACCCATGCAAACTAACATCTCCCCCGCCACCGGCAAAGTACCGGTGCTGTTTATACCGCCCATAGGCGATTCAAGTGATCACGTTATTGATACTGATAAAATTATTGGCTATAATGATGATGGCATGTGTGGAACCATTGATCTCCCACCCGGCAAGTGGGTAGGCTTAGGATGGCATGATGAACTGACAGAGGAACAATGGGCAATCGTTGCGCCTGTAATTGAAACATGCTTTTTATGTGGCGGTGATGGTAAAGAAACTTGCAGCAACCCGGATCACGGTTTTATATCGGGGATGCCGGGAGATACTGGAAGGCTTGGGTGTCCTGTTTGCGGGCATGACGATAACCATAAAGTACCAAACGGGGGTAGCTGTGAAGTATGTAACGGCACTGGCCAAAACGAGCAGGACTACGCAAATAGTGAATCTGAAAAGTATCACAGCAATTGCGTACAGGATTGCGAGGTTGTCACAACCGCCACTGAAGCCGGTCTATCCCTCATGCGCAGCGCAGGAGCGTTAACGGAGAACCCGTTGGGTGATAAGCCGACGCAAGAAGACGAAAAGTACAATTCCAGCAATGGGGGATTCAGCTATGCGTCCTTTATGATAAGAATTTTTGAAGATGATACTTCAGAATGGAATTTGGCCCAATCCAAAGTTCACCCACGGTACTATGTAGTAATTGAACAATCAAAATAATCACCCATGACACCAGAACAACAAGCAGCGATTAAAGCGGAAGCGGATAGGCGTTACCCATACCCTGAAAGGGAGCGTCAAAATACAGATTACACATACAGTATATTGTGCGAGCCGGTAGATGCAAGCCGTAAGGGATTTAAAGAAATTTGCGACTTCGCCCTATCCCTTGTACCGCAACCCACAGCCGATATACAGGCAGATTTGAAACAACTGTTTGAAAATAACTTCGATTGTTATGCAGATACAGGATATGTTTACGAAGTTATACCAGCCATGACGATTGAAAAATTTGTTGAAGTTGTTTCGGCTCTAATCCCTAAACCTTCTAAAGATATACAGGCAGATGCAGAAAGGGAGTTCCCGTACCCGATGCAATCCCATTGGAGCGATAAGGCTTACAAACAAATGAAGGAGGATATTAACCTCGAACGCGCCGCCTACATAAAGGGCAGGATGCAGCAACGTGGGTGGGGTAACGCTACGCCTTATCCAGTGTCTCACGTTGTTTTTTTTAATGCAAAAGAGGGCAAGTTTTTGTCAAAAAACGGAATAGAAATAGCAACTGAAATGCTTATGAAATTTGACCATTATTTAAGTTCCGAGATTAGTTATGTTCATGTAGCCGATGATACCCTCCCAGCTAACCCTTAACCGCCTAACGGCACAAAATAAAATAAGATGAAATACAACTTCATGAATGCGGTGTTACTGTCAACCGGGGTGCTAATAATAATATTATATTTTTTCTGCGCACTGCATCAAAGGCAGTGGAACCGGCAAAAGTGGGAACCCAATCATGGCGAAAAAATTAGAATGCCATGCGCTCCTGCTTACGATTCCGTTAAAATTTATAAGCAAGGGTACAGGCAAGCGATCAAAGATATTAAGCACGGGATGTATAGTATAGATGCGGACAGAAACAGCCCCCGTGTATTACACCCCCGCGAAAACACAATTAAGTAACCAAAAAAATAAGATATATGCGAGCGATTTATAAGTATGAAATAGAAATAGTGGACTTTCCCGAAATAAATGCTCCATTAGGTGCCAAGCCTATAAGCGTTATTGTTCAAAATAACAAGCCTTACGTTTACTGCATTGTATATCCGGAAAACGAATTAGGTAAACAGACCTTTCGACTAATCGGAACTGGAATGCCAATACAGGATGGCAATGTAGATTCAAGTGTATTTATAGGCACTTTTGAGATAGAGGTATCTGGCACGCCGTTCGTCGGGCATCTTTTTAAATAACACCCCGCCCCTCTAACCGGGGGCTTTTTACTGCACCGCCCGGATTATATATTGGGTTGCTCCTGAGCAGAAGTTAATGCCTTTTCGAATAGCCTGGCAGTCGTGGCAAATTGCTGAGCACGGTCGGTACCGTTTATTATTCGACGTGCATTGAGGTAGTCGCACTTAGTACCATTGATATAATCGGATAGCTTCTTACCCGTGTAGGTTCCTGTCCGCATGCAAAAAACGTGGCTATTGGCAGCAATACCAATCCCAAGAATAAGGTCAGGTTGATTAAGAAGATCAATACCCAATCGCTTACCCTCTTTTCGGTAGTTTTCCGGCCATGTAAGCTGCGAAAGGCCGCGGCCATAATGTGGCCAATACTTTTTTGATTTCAGATATTTCTCCCCGCCAAACTCCCTTATCGGCGTTAGCCTCGTTTCAGGTGTTTTAGGGTTATAACACTCCCAATAAGGCGTAGCGAGTACGTATGCCACCTGCCGCAAATCAGTCACGCCTTGCGCCTCGCATTCGTTCAGGATGGTATTTATTGTATCTACTTGGCGCTGGTTCAACTTACCTCCAAATAGTGGGCGTATGGCATCAAAAAATAGTTGGCGTATTATCATTTTATTTTGTATATTTGGCTTTCATCTTGATCTGATTCATTTAAACGATTACCCCCGGTTCGCTACCGGGGTTTTTTATTTTAACAACCTCTCGTACCCTATATTCGCGCCCTTTATCGTCTACCCATACTGACCGACAGTTTAACTTATTTATTAAGTCTCCGAAAATATTTTCCTTAAACGAAAGATCAAAATCAATAGCTTGTGATATGGTTATTACTTTAAATGTTCGTGCCCAATATTTTGATTTAATTATCTTTCTAATAGCGAAAAAAAATACCGTGAAGATAAAATACCAAAATACTCCACATCCTAACCAATGATAAACATAACTCATACCCTCAACGTTTTAACCCACGGTCTTACCCACCTACGGTAGCAGTAGACAGCAGGGATGATTAAAATGATAAATAGTAACAGCCATAACCAGCCCCAATAGCTCGTTCTTTTCACCTCCTTTACCTTAGTGGTTACTGACTTTCTTCCGGTGCTGTCGTGGGCTTTATGAAGGTCTACGGTAGCTGCTGTGTGGGATGCGGTACTATCTACTTTGGCTGCCTGTGTTGTTGTGTTGGTTGTGCGCTTACCTCGTTCGTAGATAGTGATGGATTTGACAACTCCCTTTCGAACCCCAGCCAGTCTATTTTCGATAGGTACATAATCTTCCTTATCCCCGTTACTCTTTTCGTGTAATTGAAGTAATTCCGAATCCTCTTCATTGTCCGCATACCTTTCGTACTCAACCACTGTTTTCTTTTCGTATTCATCTTCTTTAATTTCGTTGGTTAATGTATTATCCCTCTTTACCCTGAAGCTATCCACCTGCGCTTTTACCATGCTGTCTACCCGGCTGCTTACCGTGGCTTGTGACTGCTCATGTGTTATTGATTTATTCTTACGGGTAGTGGAGCAGGAGGCGAGTATAGCCACCAATGCGGCAAGCATTAATATCGTGCGCATGTGCGGGGTGTGAAGGGTCATACAACTTTGTTTTTTAGTTCCTGGTCGTTGGGTGCTGCAGCTGTGAAGGTTGCGCGGTCGCTGTCAATTTCCACAGGATCTGGCGCAAGCAGCATACCGGTAGCCTCCAGCACAGCCGGTAACGCAACGGTGATAACCACCATTACCTTATTTAAACCCTCCTCGCTGCCTTCCCACAACGCTTTAAGGGTAATGATAAGCGCCGGCATTATGGCCAGGTTAACAACCCTCTTGATTTTCACAAACCAAACCGGGGCCCGCTTGTTTACATTCTGTACTGATATTGTCGCCATGCGTTAGTTTTTTACAAGTTACAAAAGCTATTTGATATAAGCAAAAAGCCCCCTGCCGCTGATGCGAACCAAAGAGGGCTGGTCCTATCTGACTTAGCAGAACAGGCAGGTATTTATCCGGCAATGGTCAGCGGCTCTGCCAGGCGAACTGCTTCTTTTAATGCCTTCCATGCGTTGCGTGAATCAATGCGGGCTTTGGCGAACTTGATCACCTCCTTTGCTACTGTTGTTTCTAATTTTTCATCATCAATCTGGATCATGTGTAGTGATCCTTTGGTAACTGATGGGCGGTACTCTAATTTTTTCATCTTGCTAAGTTTTAATCTCAGGCTTCATTGCCTTTGATATAACAAAGGTATACGAGCTGCAGGCTGCGCACAAGAGCAAAACCACTCGATTTTACCGTAATTTCCGCACCCTTCCCCCTGCGTACTTTTACCCAATCTTTAAAAAATTACCGTTTAGATTTGGACGGTAAAAATATCCGACATACATTTGTTTCAGAAAGGGCAATGAAGCCCGATTGTAAAAACTATTCAAGATGAAAAAATACACTAATTCGCATCCCGGCATAATGGAAATGGCCGAAAAGATAATGCGGTTTAATATAAAGGACTGTACAGGCGTCTTCTATATCAAAAGACCTAATACGTCTGAATTTTATTTAATGCTTGAAGAAAAAGAGGGTGATGTATGCGCCGGAGTGATAACAACGCCACGGCACAATGAGTTCTGTATAACGAGCAGACGTAACGGTATACCATTTGAAAAGCGCGTAAAGTATTCGCACCTTAAATACGCTTAACCTTCCTACCTGTTTCCTGAATAGTTCAGGCAGGCTTCCAGCCTCGGCGCGTAACTGCTCCGGGGCATTGGCGGCAAAAAAAGCAATGACAAAGGACCAAATAATATCATATTTTAAGGACCGGCAGGACGTGTTTAACATCAGCGCCATTAGCCGTAAGGCAGGTGTGCCTGGGCTCTACGCCGCCATCAATGGCTTACCAGATGGCCATGGCCGGCCAGCAACACTCGCGGATCATCACATGGAGCCGCTCATCAAGGTTATAAAGAGTATGCAGATGTATGTGGTAACAAGTCGGTAGGAAAACGGACGGGTGGCGAAATTGGTAGACGCAGCACTTTTTTGTCAATGTGTCGCCGGGAAGGGAGGCCCGGAGTGAATTGCAGGTTCGAATCCTGCCCCGTCCACTCTCATAATCAGCAGTTTTGGTAAACACGGCGGTTGTAGTCTTACATG